CCAATCTACTAAGGGGGTTACACAGTTATCTTGTAAGTGCGTAGCAGTACCAGGTAAAGGACAAACAGCTACATTTTGTCTAAAAGCTTTCCATGTCCAAGAATCATCGGAAAATAGTCCTGCTTGTAATATTGAAAACTTAAAAGGTAAAAAAGTTTTACCTTTAGCTGCTAAGGTTAGAGTAGCACTACTAACTGTTTTTAAATGGCAATCAGGGCCTACTAATACTTCGACTGTTCTATCTCTGTCAAAATATCTATCTGGATAATCATAAGGCAAATAAAAACCTTCATACCCTGCTTTAAAAACATTTTTCATAGTTTTTATGGCAGATTTAGTATGAAGGTAGTCATCTTCGCATAAATATATTAGCTCTTCAGGGTTTGCTTCTGCTATTTCTATTAAATTTTCCATTAATGGAATACAAGTATTTATTGTAACAGGATGATATTCAGGATAAGGATGCTCTCCAAAAGGAGGCACTTCGGTTCTGTTAGGTATATCTTTTATTTCTAATTTAGTAGGTATAGAGCAAGTTTCGTGCATCCAAGATTTAGTTTCTTCAGTAACTGTGTCTGCTAATACTATAATCTTATCGTCCCAGCCTTCTAAGTCTTGCTGTAAAGAAAGCCAACATTTCTTAAAGATTTCTTCTTTCTTTTTTCCATTCCATCTAGCTTTATCTTGTGAGCCGTCTGATATACTTCCTGGAGACTTATTAGCTTCTGAAGCTCTATATACTATTATCATTTTGTTACTTTTTTTCTTGAGAAATTTCTATATTCATCAATAATACTTATAATATAAGGATCTAAAGGTTCTATTCCCTCTTTTACAAACTTTTCTATTTCATCTTTTTGCATATTATTAAAGTTATTTTTGTAAACAGAAGAACGATAAACTCCTCTTGTTTTAGAAGGATTACCGAACACTTTAGAAAAAGGTTTTACATCTTTTATTATAGGCGAAAAAGTTCCTATAAAAGAGTGACTACCTACTGTAGAATAATTTTGTATGTGAGCATTATACTCTATATAAACATTATTTTGAATAACGCTATGAAAACCTAAGTAACAACAACCTGTTATAGTATTATTATCGCCTATTAAAGTATCACTATTAATAGTAGTACTTGGGCCTATATAATTGCTACTTCCTATAACAGTATTCTCTCTGTAACCAGTTGCGCAGTTAATAACACATGATGAAAGTATTATATTGTTTTTACCTAGAGATATTCCATATTTATCATCTTTTACTAAGAACACAACTGAAGGGTCAATAGTATTAGAAGAGTCTATAGAAAATTCTATAATAGCTTTGGAGGCGGAGTATACTTTCATAACGCTATTCAAAATAATGAGTGTCACTTTTTCTGTTGCTAGGCAAGTGACCAGCCCCCTTAATTATGCAGCTAGTGCGTAATTAGATGGTGCAAAGTTATCGTTTGCATTTGTAAAGTTTGGCTGAATATCGTAGGCCAACACGGTAATCTACTCTCATCTCTTCACGTCAGTCGATCCTAGTTCAGCCCCATCAAAAACACACTGTTGCTCAAGGTTGCGATCCTACAAGACTTACTGACGCCTAAACGTACTTAGTGTGTTTATGGTGGAGCTGCGCGGTACTGCCCCGCGGTCCTGTCCATGTGTTGACTTGTATCAACGATTACAAAAAAGAGGTTTAATACGATAGAGATATCGCAGTTAGTGACCTCTTAATTCCTTATTTATTTTTTGTCTTATCTTCTTATTAGACAGCTGTTTTAGTTTCTTTTTCCATGACTTAGATAGTGCATGAGGTATTACTCCATTTTTAGGATTCATTATATTCTCCTATAAAGAAACTATACTAGTACTTTCTTTTTCTTTATTGGTAATTCTAGCATTATAGTTTCTAAGCCTATTAAACCGGCTAGGTCGTCTATAAGGTACAAACTTTAAAGGATTATTATGGAGTTTTTCTACAGCTTCATTAATAATTTTATCTTTTTCAGTATTCATGCGTTACTCTCTTTTTTATTATATAGTTAATATTAACACTAAAAATAGTAGTTAGCAACAAAAATTTAAATTTAAGATTTGGAGTTTGGTGTCTTTTTTTGCTTCTTTGTGTAGCCTGCTTTTCTTTCTAACTTTTGCATTAGCGCTTGTCTTTTAGCTTCTGCTTTTCTGTATCTAGCTTTACCAGCTTTTTTAGCTTCTCTAAGCTTTTCAGATTTAGAAATATAGTAACTTTGTCTTTTAGCATCTGTATAAAATCCATCAGCATTTAATTTTCTCATCATAATTTTATATGCTTTAGAGACGTCATTATTATATTTTTTTATACTTATTTTCATTAATTTACCTTTATATAGTTTTGTATCCAGGAAGATAAGTGACCTGCAGAATATTTACCTATAAGTTTGGATATAATTCCATTATTTTTAGTTACCACAAACATAGGTGTTGTAATATTTTTTGAGAGGCCCGCACTGTTTACACTTTCTGTATTAATTCCTAAATCTTGCAGTGTGAGCAGTTCTCGTTGCACATAGGTTTTATTAAATTTGTTAAAATATCCTGTAACCTTCTTCAACTTGTTTCTCCTATTAGTCTGACACTTTTTAAGAGTAGACATATTTTGATTTAATTTTATTCTTGCCATTTATAATTTTTCATGCTAATATTAATTTATAACAACAGGTAAGCAAATAATATGAAAGATTATCAGAATGAATTGAGCCGTTGTCTATCCGTAGTAAAGTGGAATCCTAATGAAGCACTCTCTGAGATGAACCTCTTAAGAGACGAAGCATTAAGTTCTCCTTTAAAAGAAAAACTTTGGAAGCGTAAGGCTCGTGAAATAAATAACTTTTTAGATTCTTTAGAAAACACTCGTTACTATAAAGAATCTGAATTCTGGAAAAACTCAAAACCAAGTAGGTTAATAATATAATGAATAAGTATCAACAAGACTTTAACTCTTTAAAAACACTATTAACTAGCTCTTTTACCTCTGTAGAAGATGTTGTAAAGCTAGTTAAACCGCTTTTGTTAAAGATGAATAATCCAACCTTTTATAAAAAGTATTTATACACTAAGCCCGAAGAGGCTTACGGGGGAGTAGGGAGTTATTCCAATAATATGTTTACCATATTTACTAACGAGTGTATCAAAATTATTAATGAATGTCAAGACTTAAATGAAATGCTCAGGAAGCTACAAGTAGAATACTCATGGACAAATCGACACTCCGAGCCCTACTGGTTTAAAAATACAAAAAATACTTAGTATAAGTACAAATAAAATCAGCTGCAGGCCACTCTTGCGGCTGTTTTTTATTAACATAAGGGGAGTAGTGTATGATAAAATCAATAACTATTTTTTTATTATTACTTGGTGCAAAAAGTGCATTAGCGGATACAAGTAAAGAAATAGAATGCTTGGCAAAAAATATTTACTTTGAGTCTCGTAACCAATCAGTAAGAGGTCAAATAGCTGTAGGAAATGTAACCATAAATAGAGTAAAAGATAGTAGATTTCCAAACTCAGTGTGTAAGGTAGTAACTCAAGCCAAAAAAGACAAAAATAATAATATAATACTTAACAAATGCCAATTTAGTTGGTATTGTGATGGTATAAAAGATACTATGTTAAACAAAGAAGTAAAAGAATTTTCTTTTAAACTAGCTAAGGCGTTAATTTTAGGGCAAATATCAGACGTAACAAACAACTCAACGCATTATCATAGTAAAAAAGTCAAACCTTATTGGAGTAGCCACCTATCAAAAACGGTTACTATAGGGGATCATCACTTTTATAGGTGGGAAAAATAAAAATTTAAGATTGACTAACATAACAAGCGTTTGATACAATAAAAAATGATAGAAGAAACCAGTTTAAGTGATGATGTTAAAAAAAATATAAATTGGCTACACGAAAGGTCACAAAAAACAAAAAGTGATTTAGAAACTCATGAAGCCGTATGTGCTGAACGTTATATTCATATTAGTCAGTCTTTAGCAGCTCTAAATACAAGCATAGAGCAAAGTAATAAAAGAATACAAGAACTTCATAATACCGTATCAGCTAGTAAAGTAAGTTTAAAAACTCTGATGTTTATAGGGTCTTTTGTATTAGCAGTTTCAGGATTTATTTATACTATTATAGGAATAATTAATCAAACACAATGACTAAAGAAAAAGAAAAAGAATTATTAAAATATCTGCTATCTAGTCCTCCTATGGATGTTTACAATGAAGACAACATGGATATTCAAGAAAGTAATTTAGAATTAGTAGAACCTAGACCTATTAAAGCTACTGAGGAAGAGCTAGAGTCTAGAGAGATTGGTTCAGCTAATTTGTTTTTAGCTTCAGCATTTTTGAGCACTATAAATGACATTGATTTACCTGCTAAATCAGACGAAGACGTAACTAAGGCTCAAAAACTATGGCAACAATGGATGACAGAGCTTAAAGAAGATAATTTCTTACGAGAAAAACCTAATACATTACGAGAAAGTTTTAAAATTGTTTAACTATGAAAAGTGTTTAGAAGCGTATAATATAGATAAAGAATCTGGAAGAGTATATAAAACTCCAGATGGGGAGTATCCTAGCATAACTACTATTTTAGGAGCTACCTCAAATAATTCTTTTTTACATAAGTGGAGAGAAAGAGTAGGAGAAGAAGAAGCTAATAGGATATCTAAAGAAGCTACTGATAGAGGTACTGCGGTACATGACTATATAGAACAGTACTATTTACAAGAAGATAGAGTTTTTAGCGATTGGTTTGTATCTTCTGGACTTTCCAAAGAGCCAAGAAAAATTAAACAACCTGCTAGAGACATTATAAAAGAGTGTGATAGAAATAATTTTACTCCTTATGCCCAAGAAATACCTTTATGGCATCCTAAACTAAAATTTGCAGGAAGAGTAGATGGTATTGGATTATGGAATGGCGTATTATCTATAATAGATTTTAAAACTTCAAAAAAGAAAAAGTACACCTCTCAAATAAAAAACTACTATATACAAGCTACTGCATATGCTGTTGCACATAATTACTTATTTAATACTGCTATAAATAATTTTTCAATAGTTATTGGGGTAGATGAAAAAGAATCTCAATGTTTTACAGGTAAAGTAGTAAATTTTATACCTGAGCTTAAATACAGAGTCAGATCTTTTTATACTCAACAGAAAGGAATTGAATATTAAGAACTCTTCAAAACAACAAGAATACTATCGTCTAATAGAAAAATACGACTTATTATTTTTAACAGGCGCCGCTGGAACCGGAAAAACTTATGTAGCGTGTAACTCAGCTTTAAATTTTTTAGAAAGAGGTCTTATTGAAAAAATTATTATAACAAGACCTGTTGTAGCTACAGAAGATATAGGTTTTTTGCCAGGAACTTTAGAAGAAAAAATAAATCCTTTTATGGACCCTATAGTAGGGGTATTATCTGAGATTTATAACTCTAAAGAAATAAAAAAGATGATTGCTAATAACGTAATAGAGGCAGTTCCTTTAGCTTATATGAGAGGAAGAACGTTTTCTAACTCTTTTATAATACTTGACGAAGCTCAGAATACTACTCAAAAACAAATGAGTATGTTTTTAACTAGGTTTGGTAGAAATATTAAGTGTTGCGTAACAGGAGACTTATTACAGTCAGATTTACCTACTAGAGAAAATGGACTAAACTGGGCATCGTCAAAACTAAGTCCCTCAGACTTAGTAGCTTTTCTTACTTTTACTAGTGATCACGTTGTAAGAAGTCCTTTAGTCAAAGAAATTATGAGATATTTATATGCAGAAGAAACGTCGTATCCCATTAAAAAAGCTTTTAGAGCTGGAAGCCTTGAGTCTATTGCCCCGAGAGAGGTCGTTAATAGTTAGCATTAAAAAGGCTCAAAGAGACTACCCTCAAATAACTCCTAAAATGTATGCAGCGTTTAATGGTATATACGATAGCTATTTTTATACAGGAGAAGATCAATGATAAGTAAAGAAAGATATTGTAAGTCTTGTGGGCATAGATGCCACTGTTATTCTCCTGATTGTTCTGAATGTAAAAATGATGTATGCATAAGCTGTAAATGCTCTTCTAGTGAAAAGAGCTTTTGGCCTGATAATCCAGGGGAAGCGTACTCTATTTAAGGAGATTTTTATGCCCGTAAAAAAAGTAAAAGGTGGCTATAAGTGGGGAACCACTGGAAAAGTTTACAAAACTAAAAAAGCTGCAACTAAGCAAGCTAGAGCCGCGTATGCAAACGGTTATAAAGGTAAAAAAAGGAGAAAGTAATATGCCTAAAATGAAAACAAAAGCCCCTAAATATACAGCAGGTAAGAAACCAACAAAAAAAGATACAGCAAAAAAAGGACTTACTGCTGCTCAAAAAAAGCTTCCCCCAGCACTTCAAAAAGCTATACTTAAAAAAATGAAAGCCAAGAAGTAAATTTATATATTATAAATGGTTGAAGAAGACTTTCAAGCGTGGCAAGCTTATCCTGAGCTTAGGTGGGTATTTAATAAACTAGATATTAGTTTAAAACTGGGATATAGTTGTGGGCCCGCAGGAGTTCCTATATCTAAAAAAGGTATGTATATAATAAGACCCATATATAATCTTTATGGTATGGGAATTGGAGCGCATAAAAAATATTTAGACCCTGATTTACATTCAAAAGATATGATAGCGCACAAATATATACCTCCTGGTTATTTCTGGTGTGAATGGCTAGAAGGTGTTCATCAAAGTATAGATTTTATCAAACATAACGATAAGTGGGAACCTTTTAGTACTATGATAGGTATTCATGAGTCAGAAGATAATTTAGTCACCTTTAAGCAGTGGGAAGTTATTAATAATTCTTTTATTCTTCCCGACTGGGTACATAATATAAATACAGAAAAGTATTTAAATATTGAGACTAAAGGTAATAATATAATTGAAATACATTTAAGAAGTGGTAATGACCACATATGGGACTTACCAATAGGAACAAAAATAATACCTGTATGGGAAGGTAAAGATTATTCTGAGTACCATCACTTAAAGTTTATAGGCAATCTACATTCTGATACTTTTTTATATAAAGCAGATGGCCATTTATCTAATATAAGAAAGGGTTATTATATACAACCCGTTTAAAGAGGAACAATACATGGCATCAAAACCAACTAATCCAAGCCTATGGTCACGAGCTAAGACAGAGGCAAAAAAGAAATTTAATGTTTATCCTTCAGCATATGCTAATGCGTGGGCCGCAAAATGGTATAAATCTAAGGGCGGTAAGTGGAAAGGTGCACCTACTAATAAAGTGAGAAAAAAAAGTGGCTAAGGGCGGATTAGGTAAATGGTTTTCAGAAGAATGGGTAGATGTTAAAACAGGTAAACCTTGTGGCCGTTCAGGAAAAAAAGATAAGAGAAAATATCCTGCTTGTAGACCTAAAGCAGTAGCTTCTAGAATAACAAAACAAGAAGCTTCTAAGAAAAAAGGCCGTAAAAAAGTAAAATGGTCTGTGACGTCTTCTGGAAAAAGAAGAAAGTCTAAAAAATAAAGGAGAATCATAATGATTACTAAAACATTATCATGGATAAAGTCAAAACTAAAAGAAAGAACTTCATGGGACGGAGCTGCTTTAATAGCTACCGGAATAATTATGCTTATGATGCCTATAGACTTAGTAGCCTATGCAGCTATTGCTTGGGGTGTATGGACTATATGGAAAAGTGAATAAGTATTTATGTGGGATATGATTGAACGTATGTCTTCAGACAGATTATGGTTATATACTGCTTTAGCAGGAAGTATTTTTGGTGCTATATTTGTAGCCTATATTAGTACTACTAGGTTAGGGCTATGGTGTTATTCAAAAATAGATATAATATTAGATATCTTGATAGTTAAATTAGGATGGAGTTGGTTACAACAACCAAAAGAAGCTTGGAGAACTAAGCTTCCTGCTGGTCTTATAAAAAAAATAGATGATATGGAGACACGAATAAAACATTTAGAAAAGTAATAATTACTTTGCTGGCTAGGTTAATATGTGTTAAAATAAGGAGATAATTATGGCAAAAGCAAAAGATGCTAGAAGGCTGCCTAGTGGAAAAATAGAATACAGAGGGGAAAGCTATCCAGGGTTTAACAAACCTAAAAGAAATACCTCTTCTTCAAAACACAAACAGGTTGTACTAGCAAAAAAAGGTGATGAAATAAAAGTAGTAAGATTCGGTCATAAAGACTATGGACATAATTATTCTGAAGAAGCTAGAAAGAACTATCTTCAAAGAAGTGCAGGAATTAAAGATAAATCAGGAAGACTTACTAAAGATGATAAATTTTCTGCTAACTATTGGGCAAGAAAAAAACTATGGGCAGGAGCAGGGGGTTCTAAAAAGTCCCCTAAAAAAGGAGGTCCTAGAAAATGAAAATAAATAAAAATGGGCATACAGATGTATCTTCCTCTCGAAGAATGTGTGATATGATTATTGAAGATTCTCAAGAAATATTAGCTGCTTTACCCTCTAATTCAGAAGCATCTTTACCTACTTGGTGGACTAATAAGCTAGCTGTTTGTTCAGCATATATGAATAGTTCTAGAGACTATTTAGTACACATGGAATCTTCAAGTGTTGCTTTAGATTATGAAAATACTAAAGAGCATACAGAAAATGAATCTGTACAGGTTGGAGAATATGTAACTAAACATTTTGATATATGTCCGAGCGCTCAAGAGTTGTACTCTGATATTACTAATAAAACAGATATGATTCATCTAGTAGTAGAGGCTGCTATGCTACATGACTTGTTTTTTAAAAGAGAAAAACAAATTATAGCTATGGGAGCTGCAGATCAAGACTCAGTTGATAAAGCTCAACACTACGCAGATATGATTATTAGTTTAGCAGAACAAATGAATTTAGTTAGTGAACATTCTTATATAGAAGACGTACACATGGCAAAAATTAAAGATATAGCTAATCAAGAAGCTTCTATAGAAATAATCATGTAAATGAGTAACTCATACTTAACTTTAGAAGCATTTAACAATGTTTTTTGTAACTTAGCACCTTCACCTATTCATGGTGTGGGTGTTTTTGCTCTGAAAGATATACCAAAAAATATAGTTATTTTTTCTCCTATAGCATGGGAAAAATTAGATAATTTTATATTAAAAAAATTAGATGATAATATTCTTTCTACCTATAAAAAAACATTTAAAATAACTAATAGCGGTATGAATATACCTTCTAAAGGCTATAATTCAATAGATTTTAGGTTTTATATTAATCATTCTTATTCTCCTAATCTTAATTATGATTCAGAAAATGATTTAATAATTACTAAAAATACTATACCTAGTAATACAGAGTTAACAATTAACTATAAAGCTTACGGATTTTATATTGATAACAGTTTTCACTAATGGATGTTATGATATACTACATCCTGGTCATATAGATTTATTTAATTATGCTTCTACATTAGGAGATAGGTTAATAGTGTGTCTAGACAGCGATGATAGAGTAAGAAAAAATAAAGGTCTTTGCAGGCCTATAAACACTTTAGCCATTAGATCTAAAATTATAAGCGCTTTAAAACCTGTAACATCAGTAATATCTTTTGATTCTGATGAAGATTTATGTTCTATATTTGATACTTATAATGCAGACTTACTAGTCATTGGAGAAGAATATAAGTATAAAAATATTGTAGGCGAAGATTTTGTAAAGAAAGTTATATTTTATGAACGAGACACTAGATACTCAACAACTAACATCATTAAAAATATTAATAATAGGTGAATCTTGTCTAGACGAGTATAGACTAGGTTCTGTAACTAGAATATCTCCAGAGGCTCCTGTGCCTGTTATACAGTTTAAAGAACTGAATACTGTAGAAGGCATGGCTGCTAATGTTAAAAATAATGTTAAAGCTTTTAACATATCTAAAATAGATTTGATAACTAATACTTCTAAAATTATTAAAAGAAGATTTATAGATATAAAATCTAATCAACAACTACTACGAGAAGATATAGGAGATTCTGTCTCTTCTTTGATAGACTATAATATTAAAGTGATGAATTCTGAGGATTATGATATAGTCATAATTTCTGACTATTGCAAAGGGCTACTAACACCTGATACTGCCAAACTAGTATGTGAGAAATTCAAACATAAAGTGTATGTAGACACTAAAAAAGAAGACTTAAGTTGTTTTCCAAACTCTATTATAAAAATAAATGAGTATGAAGACACTAGCAGTTATAATCTACCAATATCTTCTACTAAAATAGTAACTTTAGGATCTAAAGGTTCAGTATGTGAGGGGGTATTTTCTAGACCTTCTCCTGTAAAAGTTCATGATGTTACGGGAGCAGGAGATGTATTTTTAGCCTCTCTTGCAGTATTAAACAGTTTTAAGTCTATTCATGATTCTATAGACTTAGCAAATAAACTCGCATCTTACTCAGTAGAACATTTTGGAACGTATGTTATAAATCAATTAGATATAGAAAGGGCTTTTAATGAGACTTGAAGGTTTTGTAAAAAAAGGATGGGGTCACGAACTTATTTGGGCTACAAATGATAAATATTGTGGCAAGCTGATGAAGTTTAATGAGGGTGCTAAGTTTTCTATGCATTTTCATAAAGATAAAGAAGAGACTTGGTACGTATTAGAGGGTGAGTTCATAGTTCATTGGATTAATACTTTTGACGCTTCTAAGATAAGTACAAAAATTAAAGAGGGGGACACTTGGCATAATGAGCCTTGCAGCCCTCATCAATTAGAATGTTTAAAAGAGGGGACTATATTAGAAGTTAGTACTCCAGACAGCGTAGAAGACAATTATAGAGTGTCTCCTGGAGATTCTCAATGATACAATTAATTTGACACTTACTTTTTTATTAAGTATTATATAGTATAACCATATAGGATACACAATGGAATATTTCAATAAAACTAGTGAAGACTGGAGAATCTCTCAATGCTGTCAGTTTCATGATAAAGCAAAAGCTAAAGCTTACAATTTTGGAACTACTACTAAAACTTATGCGCTAAAAGAAGGCGGAAAAGAAAGAGTACAACAAAAAGCTTTGCATAACTGTAATCAGCTTTTATCTGTGTTAAAAAATCATTTTCCTACACAACCTAAAAATCTAAGAGCTTGGAGAATATCTTCAGAGCTTTTTCCGTGTTATACTCTAGATTTTACTAAGCCTTGGTATGAAGAAATTTGGGACGATATTTGTGCTATATTAGAAGAGTGCGGTAGGCTAGCAAAAAAACATGAAGTAAGACTGAGTGTACACCCTGGTCAATATACTGTTCTAGCATCTAATAAAACTGAAGTAGTAGAAAATTCTATTAAAGATTTAGAATATCATGCTCTATATGGAAGTTTGATGGGACTACCGGCTAAAGACTTTGTTATGAACATTCATCTCCAAGGTCTTTATGGAGGAAAGCATGAAGACGGTATAAAGCGTTTTGCTATAAATTTTCCTTACTTATCTGACTATGCTCAACAATGTCTCACCGTAGAAAATGAAGATAAACCCAACGGATATGATATAAGACACACCATAGAATTGTCTAAGCGTATACCTATTCGTTGTTGTTTAGACACTCACCACTATGCGTGCCATAGAATGAGAGAGTCAGAAAAAGTTTTACTAGAAGGTAAAACTGTTAATAGGAAAATTAGAGATGTAGAACATATTACTTATACGCACGAGTATTTTACTGAAGCTGTAATATCTTGGAAAGGTGTTAGGCCTTTATTTCATGTATCTCAGTCTTTTCCTCCAGAAAATTCTGCATATTGGATGAAACCTAACGCGCACTCAGAAGTATTTTGGGACGAAGAACTTATGGCAAATCATGTACCTATGTTACAGTATGCAGACTTTGATATAGAAGCTAAACATAAAGAAGTAGCTGTATTAGGTTTTTACAATTTTATAAAAGAGGAAGAAGAGCTAGCAGGAGAGCCTTTAGTAGCAATATGATAGATTACAAATTTAATGAAGATCAATATATAAAAGAGTTTAAAAAGTACATTGATTCTACTTATGGTCAACACTATTCTAATAATAGATTTCAATCTACTGAAGTAATTATTGATAGAGGACACGGAACAGGCTTTTGTATGGGAAGTATAGATAAATACTCTAATAGATACGGAAAGAAGGGTACTGCAGCAGACGCCCGTAAAGACTTAATGAAAATATTACACTATACGCTACTTCAATTATATATACACGATAGTAATGATTAGGGAGTTATTGATGACTAAATATTTATTCAGGAACCCAGAAGTTCCAGGGCAAGTAGAACGAGAAATAATTGCTAGAAACTTAGTAAGAAATTTAGAGAAATTAGGTAAGTTTCAAATAGAGCAGTTATCCGGAGAAAGCTGGACACACTTAAAAATACATGCACCCGATAATTTACTTAAGATATTCAAAGGAATAAAAAGCACTAAATACAAACCAATTATAAAAGGTAAATATGTATTTATGTATATAGATAGCAATGTTACTTCTTTAGACGTAAGAATGTTTATAGGAGAATTAATAGAGTGCATAAATACTAAGAACAATAAATTATCTCATAGAATTAGAAGAAAAATAGGAATTTTTCTATTTAATTTAGCAAAACTAATATATAAACCTAAAAAGTAAGGAATAACTATGTCAGAAAACAAAGACGTGAAAAAACCTATAAAGCCTATTAATCCAGAAGATGTAGCAGAACAGTTAGATATTATTGTATCTTTCTTAGGGGCAATAGAAAGCTCCAGAGATGAAATTAACAAAAGAGTAAAACATTTAAAAGAAGAATACGGCCTACAGTCGACAGCTGTTAGGGCTGCTGCTGCTGTTTTACATAAGCAAAATCAAGAACAGTTAGACGAAAAAGAGTCTCAAATTAGAAACATTTTAGATATTTGTAAAGGTTAGAGTATGTCTAGCATAGTACTGGTTACTGGGGGTTTTGACCCTCTTCATTCTGGTCATATAGCTTATTTTAAGGAAGCTAAAAAATTAGGACAAAAATTAGTAGTAGGACTGAACAGCGATGATTGGCTAACAAGAAAAAAAGGTAGACCTTTTATGAGCTGGTCTGAAAGAGCTGATATACTGGAAAACATAAGCTGTATAGATAGAGTTATTAAATTTAATGACTTAGATGACACCGCTAATGATGCTATATATAGAACGTTAAAAATGTCTCCTGATAGTAGAATAATTTTTGCTAATGGAGGAGATAGATCTATGGGTAATACTCCTGAGGAAAAAACTTATGGAGGAGTACCTTGGGTTAGATTTGAATGGGGAGTAGGAGGAGAAAATAAAGTAAATAGCTCTTCCTGGATTCTAGACAAATGGAGAACTCAAAAAACAGAAAGAGATTGGGGGTACTGGAGAGTTTTAGATGATAAACAACCCAAGCTGCCTCAAAAGATAAAAGAGCTAGTTATCTACCCTAATTGTAGTTTATCTGACCAAAAACACTTACACCGCTCAGAACATTGGTATGTATTAGAGGGCGACTTACAAATAGAACTAGAATACCCAGATTCTACTTGGAAAATAATGATTCTTAGCCCTCATACTACTTTTATTATACCTACTAATACTTGGCATAAAACTACCAATATAGGAAGTTTTAACGCTCATGTGCTTGAAGTACAATACGGAACTAAATGTATTGAGTCAGACATTGAGCGAAGGCAGATACTTAATGAAAAAAATAAACGAGACGACTTATAACCAATCTACATATCCTACAGAAGTAGAAAACTTAATAATAGAACACTTAGATAAGACAGATAAATTAATATTCAGCTGGGGTAGAGATACCTCTACTTTTTGGTTAGCTAGACGCTGTACTTCTATGTGTATAGTAGAGCATGATCTTGCCTCTTTTAACACAACAAAAGACTTTTTATCTTTTAAAAATATTAATAATATAAAGATTAAGTATTCAAAAGAAAATTATGTAGATAGTATAAAAGAATATCCAAGTAATATATTTGATACTATTATTATAGATGAGCACGAAAAAGAAAAGTGTTTTGTACACGCAATATCAGAAGCTAGATCAGGAGGTATTATAATAGCTCCTTATCTCAATATAGACTTATTAGAAGAATATTCTAATAGAGTTAAAAGCTACTCATCTTTCTCAGGAAAAGGGTATATAAATGAAGAAACGGTTATTATCCGGAAAAAATAAAACTATCCCTTTTATACCTTTTTATATAAGAAGAGCTGGAGGATGGACAATCCCTACTGCTTATGATATGTTTACAGATAAAAAAAGTTTAATTATTTTTTTAAAAGGTGCATATATAGATAGTAAATTATTGGTTCATTATGATAATTCTGATGTGATAACAAATTATAATAATACTTATTGTTGTTGTCCTAATGATTCCTATGTAATGAATCAATGGGCTACTGACTTAAATATTAAAAATATAGATATGTTGCCTGACGGTAATAAAGAATTTTTTGACTATTTAGACTTATTAGAAAAAGAAACTCCTATACGTCAAAAAGTAGAAATAAGTAATTCAGAAATAAAGTACTTAGGAGATGTAAGTGTCTAAAGTTATAGTTTACTCTTTACCTAGTTGTATAGCCTCTAATGACTTTATTATATATTGTAATAGTAAGGTAGATGATTTAGAAACCTACGTAGTAAAAGACCATTCTTGGCCTCAAATTAGGCATGACGTAACTATAGACTATTTAGAAAGTAAGTATAATAGAAAATTTTTTAGTTATCCTATTATATATATTAACAATCAATATATAAACTCAATACAAGAAGCAAAAAAGATTATAACAAAAGGACTATAATATGAATATACTTATATACTCTAAAACAAATTGCAACTTTTGTGTGAAGGCAAAAAACTTATTAAATATAAAAAATCTATCCTTCACTGAGAAGGTGCTAGATAAAGATTTTACTAAAGAACAATTATTAGATATACTACCTAACGTAAAAACCTTACCACAAATACAAATAAATGGTAAGCATATAGGGGGTTACAAAGAATTAGAAAGCTATTTAACTACTAGTTAAGATAACTTATTAGTTGCTTAATAGTTTATAATTAATTATTATTATATAATGGAAAATTTATTTAGCGCTTTTATACTCTTATTTTTTGTTATTCTTCCTTTGGTAGCAATATTTAGTTTTACCTCAAAGGTAACAAGCGGTATATATTACTGGGCTGATTCTCAGCACCCAGAAGAAACTCATGTTTATAAAAAGCAGCAAGCCCCCTCAAAAACTACTACCACACTTATTAAGGATGCGCCTCTAGTATTAAATTATCCCTTAGCAAAATCAGACAAAAATAAAATGGAAGATTATTTAGGTTACTCACTAGAATACGAAGATTCTAGTGAGTTTAAAGAGTTTTTAGATAGTAATCACTTTGATGTTAGAGAGCATTTAAAAGTCAAAAAAGGATGATTTTATGTATAATAAAGAATTTAAATTAGATATAAGAGACATAGAAATAATTGAACAAGCCTTAGAAGCTAAAGTAGCTCGTAGAGCCGCTTCTTTATTGATTAATTCTGACCAAAAAAAACAACTAGAACTGAGAGAGTTAAGAGAGCTATTAGGAAGAATTTCTTATCAAAAGAACTGGTACAGACCTAAAAAAGGATATATAAGTGGATGAGTATATATGTTAAAACAGGTTTCTATATTATATGTCTTATTTTTTCTATTATCGCTACTCAGCAGATGTTAACTTTTAGTGGAGAGGCCTTTAATGTCTTAACCTCTATAGGGCAAGAACTAGATAAATTACCTTGACAATTATTAATAATTATTATATAGTAAATATATACAAGAAAGGTTACTATGAAACAAGATTATAATTCTCTACTAAATACAGTTAAATACCATTCTAAATTGTATTATGATGATAACGCCCCTGTATTATCTGACTATGAGTATGATCAGTTATATGATAGATTAAACTCTTTAGAGCTTAAACAGGGGTGGGCAGACTCATCTAGCCCTACTGTAAGAGTAGGAAATTCTAAAGGTAAAATTAAACACCCTTTTCCTTTATACTCTTTAAAAAAAGTATATGAACGAGATGAAATAGATCCCGAGTTTACAGTTGAGACTGTAAAAATAGATGGAACTAACCTATCTGTAACTTACGATGAAAAAGGTAATTTACTTCATGCCCTTACCCGAGGCGATGGGGAGTTTGGCGAAAATGTAACTCATCTAGTAAATTATATTGCTTCTATACCTCTTACTATTACCCCACAAGATAAAATACTTACAGTTATAGGAGAAGTAGTAACTGATAAAGAAAATGTACAAAACTTTAGAAACTTTGTAAGTGGTTCTCTTGGTATAAAAAATGCTGAGGAGATTATAGACAGATCTTTACGTTTTATAGTACATGATGTTGCAGGAATAGAAGAAGATTATTCTGTAAGAGTTAAAAGTCTTCATAGTTTTGGTTTCGTATCTACTTTTAACTGGGATTGTTCTTCTTATCCTAGCGATGGTATTGTTTATAGAGTAGAATCATATAAAAGAGAAAAATTATTAGGAACAACCTCTAAGTACCCTAGATACGCTGTAGCGTTAAAAACTAGAGGGGCTATGACTGCAGTAACCACCATTCAAGATATTTTTTGGAGTATTGGTAGAACGGGGGTTGTTACTCCTGTAGCAGTAGTAGACCCTGTAAATATTGATGATGCTACTATATCTAGAGTAATACTTCATAATATTGATTTTATAGAGCAACACGAACTTGGTCTAGGAGATGAAATACTTATTGAAAGACAAATTACTCCACAGTTTGTAAAAGTACTATCTAAATCTAAATTTGCTAGATTCTGTGTGGCAGATGCAGAAAAAAAACTAGGATTAAAGCTGCATAGAGAAGGCCCCAAACTTTTTACCTCAGATAAAGATGGTAATAAATCTGTAGAGTATTTTGTTAAGCAGCTAGGTATTAAAGGCTTAGGCCCCGCATGGATTCAAAAGTTAGACTTAACTCATCCTAACGATTTATTTAAAGAAGAAGTTCCTTGGGAGCACATGGGTAAGAACGGTGAAAAAGTACTAGAAGAACTATCTAGGCCAAAAGAGTATTATTCTGTATTAGGAGCTTTAGGCATACCTGGAGTAGGCAAAAACACTGCTAAACGTATTACTCAAAAGATACCTTCCTTTGATAGATTGAGAGAAATAGAATATGAAGATATTAGTGGGATAGGTCCTAAAACAGTTGATAGTATACTGGCTTGGTTAGATGTTAATGAATCTTGGGTTAAAACCTTACCCTATTCTCTAACGGCTTCTACTTTTGTAGAAGAGGCTACTAATAACTTAACAGTAGCAGTATCAGGTAAGCTAGACATGACAAAGCAAGATTTATCAGATCATTTACAAGATCTTAATATAGTGCTCAAAGATAGAGTAACTAAAGATATAGATTATTTAATTAGCTCTGGAGAAGAAACTTCTAAAGTAGCTAAAGCTAGACAGTATAATATTCCTATTATAAACTACTGGCAAAATAAAAAATACATCTTAAGAGGAGAGCTAACTCATGGCGGAAGTTATTGATTTTTTACAGAGATCTAAACAAATAAAGCAATCTTATATAGACGAAGACATAGATATAGAAGATGCTAAGGTAATAAGTAAAGATATATTCTACGAAACTTTAATGACTTTAGAAGAGTTAGGATATTCTCCTCATCAAAACTCTCAGTTATTAAAAGATTTAGAAGCTTTATGTTTTATATCTTGTGCTATGATATTTAGAGCACATAATAACAAACACCCTGCTAATAGGCTACTAGATGAAGCTTTTAAAGATTTACAAAATACTATAGAAGTTGTAGGAGAATCTTTACATGCCGAAAATGATAATAAGATTCAGTGATTCTGGATTAACTAAACAAGAAGCTAAAGAATTTGCGACCGCACATAGTGCAGATCTATCTGCGTACCGTAATGATAGTAAATCTAAACAATCTTTTCTTGACTTAACACTAGAAGACCATTATTATGGTAACGAAGTTTTAGAAATGTATAGTGATCAGGCTCAAGGCTACCTTCAGTTTGATGATGGTACCGTTAGTAAACACTTTATAAGACGAGAAAGAAATTTTACTGAAGATTAGTACAAAAGGATGAACAATATGTATAATTTAATTAAAAACTTAACTACTAAAGAAGAAGTTAAAAAAGTATTAAGAGCTAATGATGCTGGACCCTCTTTAGAAAAAAGCTTAACCGATAGATGGTTAGCAGAAAAAGAAGCAGCAGATATTGCAGCAGAGCAAAAAACTATCGCTCCTGCACAGACTGTAGTAAAAAAAGCCACACTAGCGGCAGATAAGTTAGTAACTACTAAAGTCTCTATGGACACTACAGAATATAAAATGTCTAAAGAAACTGACCCCAAATAACTTACTAATTTAACTTTTTTATTTACACAAACTTATTTATTTGATATATTTATTATAGTTTCTTTTAGTGTTGTCTTCGGAGACCTAAAACAAACTACTAGCCCTATAGGGCAACAAGCAGTAATAAAATACTGCTATTATAATCTTGCTTATTAAAAGGAGACAAATTAATGATGAGTTCGTATATAACAGATTGGGGAATTGATTCCCTTCAAAACACAAAAAAATACTATGTAGATGCATTAGTAAAGGAAGAATCTTTATCAAAACCTTTACATTCATTTATAGACGCCCAGACGGAGTTTACTAAGTCTGCATTTAAGTCTGTAGACTTATTTGTTAAAGCTTTAGGAGACTCAGCACAAAATATTGCTAAAGGAGGTCTAAAATGAATATGAGAAATGCTTCTTTATTAGATATTAATAAATTCACCCCCTATGCAGTAGGATTTGATCGTCTTTTCGATCAGATGAATAAGTATTTAGATAATCAGGCACAAAGTACTGGTTATCCTCCCTACAACATAACTAATGTAAACAATCAATATACTATTGAGATAGCCTTAGCTGGAGTATCAAAAGAAGATATTGATATGGTAGTAACCGATAATGTACTATCTATTTCCTATAAACCTGATCAAAACGATACTAACGCCGACTCGTGGGTCTACAGAGGTATAGCTAATAGAGGATTTACACGTAAGTTTACTATTGCAGACGACATAGAAGTTAAAGATGCTCGTATGAGTAATGGACTACTTAGTGTGGTACTAGAGAGAATAGTTCCAGACAGTAAAAAACCAAAAAAAATTGATATTTCGTAAAACTAAACAACAAGGTAAGGGTCCCTATTAGTGGGCCCTTATCTATAACTTATAATGAGTATTTTATGATAAAAAAACACTTTTCAGACTTAGACAGATTAATGTTCACTAGAGAGCATAAGTATACTAAGTCTTTTAATAAAGATAAAGCTTCTTCTACTGTAATGTATCAAGTACTTAAATTTATAGATTTAGAACATCCTAATATTAAAAAAATATTAAATTGGTGCTCAGAAAACTGTAGTTTTAGGTATGATATATGTCAATGGCATTTAGGGTATGATAATAATATCTTTTTAAGATTCTACTCTAAGGAAGACTATAAGAAGTTTTATACTTTTTATGATTCTAACTTTTTCTCTAAAATAGATGTTAGAATAGGAGACAGATAAATTGGAAACTAATATTATTAACTCACAGCAAATGCTTCAAGGAAACTCTAGTATGCCTATGAATGAAGGTGATAAATCTGTACAAGGCAATTCAAAAAATATGCCTTTTAATCCTAATACTTTTCCTAATGCAGAAAATATCAGACCTCCAAATACCGAAGAAAGAAGAGTAGTAGAGCCTTCTACTCGCGCAGCTGTTATATTGAAGAAGTTTCAAGAACTTCAATATATGTGGAAAGACTATAATACTAAACTAGACGATAAAACTTATGCAGAAAAAGCTTATTTAAGAGAAGAGTATGCTTTAAAGTTAAGTGGTCGAGAGTCAACAGTAGATATTAGTGTATAAATGAAAATAATAAATTTTGAAAATAAACAGTATCCTGCTTTTCAATCTACTGGAAATGCCGCTAGATTTGCTATTCCTTTTGCTAAAGAGATTATAGGGTCAGATAAAGTAGGCTATGATATAGGATGTATGAAGAAAGAGTGGTCTTATCCAGGCTCTATAAATATAGACATAGATATAGACGATCCCTGGGATGCCTATAATTTACCTGATTTAGAAGTAGATTATATATTTTCTTCTCACTGCTTAGAGCATCTACCCGATTGGGTAGGAGCTTTAGACTATTGGAATTCTAAATTAAAAATAGGAGGAATTTTATTTTTGTATCTACCTCATAAGAGTCAAAAATATTGGAATCCTTGGAACAATAGAAAACATTATCATATGTTTTCTTCTTCGCAGTTTAATAAATATTTTAAAAGTAAAAGTAAAAACTGGACTAATACTTTTGTAACAAAAGGTCATGATTTAAATAATAGCTTCTATTGCGTAGCAAAAAAATACTGATTGTATTTGCATATACACTTATTAAATGTTAATATATACTATATCATTTAATGAGGTAACTAATGTACGCAGTGAAAAAACTAAATAAAAGCAATTTTGAAGTTGTTAATATATTAGAAGAGCCTAAAACTTACAAGGTTAGTAAAAATACTCAAGGACACTATCAGTGTGACTGTATGGGTTTTGCTAGACAAAAAAATAAATTAGAACATAAACATTGTTTAATGGTGCAAGTTCTAGAAGACTTAGACTATGATAGCTTTGTGCTTGATACAGACAAAGAATGGAAAATCGTATCAGCACATACTATGCAAGATGCTATAGATAGTATAGAATCTTTTATTGATAGCTTAATGTGAAGAGGAAAATATGCTAGCTAATATTACCAATTTAAACACGGAATATTCTGATTGTACTATTTTAATAGATCCAAGTGATTCTTGGACTACAGATAAAACTATGTCTGTGCTATTGTCTAGACTTTTAGCTAACTATGCAGAGTATTGTGAAGAGTACCCTAGTGACTTTACTTCTTTAGAAGAATGGAAAATGGAAGTTAACTATCATTCAGACTGCTTAAGTGAGTATTTTTATTGTCAAGACTCAGATAACGCTGAGTTTGAAGCAATTCTTAAAGACACTAAAAAGTCTTTTAAGTTTATATCTGAATATTTAGAAGATCTGTGGATAGCTAACGAATGACTGCTATAATATTTGATGTAGACGGTACTCTTACAGACCCTAGAGAAAAGATAGACCCTTTCTTTTTACAAGAGCTTGTAGGTTTATCTATGTCTTATAGTATTTATTTAGCTACAGGAAGTGACTACGCTAAGACAGAAGAGCAACTAGATACTTGGTTTTTAGAGAACATAATTTCCTATAGTTTTAATTGCTCAGGAAATTCTGTATGGCAAAAAGGAGAAGAAGTATATAGAGAAGACTGGACTCCTCCTACAGAAGTATTAGACTGGCTTAATAGTGAACTAAATATTAGCCCCTTTGAACACAAGACAGGGTTTCATTTTGATAAAAGACCTGGTATGTTAAACTTTAGTATAGTTGGAAGAAATGCTACACCTGTACAAAGAGTATTATACTCTGAGTTTGACAAAAACACTAAAGAAAGGTTAAACTTATCTATAAAGTTTAATAATTCTTTTAAACATAAATACAATATTACAGCACAAATAGCTGGAAGAACTGGTTTTGATATATATAGAGGTGGCAAGGATAAGAGTCAAATATTAGATTACTTTGAAAATATCCCTATATTATTTTTTGGTGACGACACCCAAGAGGGCGGTAACGATTATACCTTAGCTAAAGCTATTGAAGAAAGAAACAACAAAGAAGATAAAGTATTTAAAGTATCTTCTCCTTCAGAAACAAGATATTTAGTTTCTCTTCTTTAAACACTTGTTTAAGATGAGGGGCTGGTCAAGTGATGCCAGTAAACCATAAAAATCACTATGGGTTATGTTAAACTATCCTAGCCGAAAAAAATTGTTTAACCACTATTCTGCTAGTGTGATTAAGTCCGTTATTTCGGAAACGGCAGCAGATAAAAAGGCGTTCTAACTTATAGTAAGAGCGCCTTTTTACTTTTTTAATTATAAGGAAAATATAAATGTCTACCGTACATAAAATATTAAAAAATGCACTAAAAAACATGAACTATGTAGGCTCTGGATGTTATGCAGCTGCTTTTGATAGTAATAAAGAAATTGTTAAAATAGGAGCAGATATATTCGATCCTTATTTATATTATCTAAGAGAAATAAAATCATTAAAAAATATACATTTTCCTAAATTTCATAGCTTATATGTCGATAATTATAATGAGTTTTATACTGTAAAACTAGAAAAACTATATCCTTTAAATGATAAACAGCTTAAAGACTATGAACAATTATATGACTGGGCAGTAAAAGGAGAAAATAAACCTTCTTGGGCTAGCGAAGAGCTGGAAAAAGCTGTTAATAAAATAGTAGATTTAGCAGATGTAGTATCTTTACAACCTTTAGACGACTTAGAATATGAAGGACAGTCAGGAGATTGTAGATTAGATCTTCATGAGGCTAATGTAATGAGTCGGGCAGATGGAACATTAGTATTTACAGACCCTCTTTCAGACGCTCAAATGTTTGATGCCCCTGCTATAGAAGAATGGATAGATGATTATCTTTACTATACCAATAAAAAGTAGTTTTATTCTTGCTTATTACTTATTTTAATAGTATTATGATTATATGATGAGAAAACAAATAAAATTTAATATAAAATCTGTAGAAGATTTACACAAACAAATGAATGAGTGGGTAGATGCAAATCTTCCTGTAGAAGAGATAGATAATACTAACTTAGCAGCTACAATGCTAAGAAATATAGGAATTAAGGTCTCTTAGCTCAGCTGGATAGAGCAAGTGCCTTCTAAGCACTAGGTCTCAGGTTCGAATCCTGAAGAGATCACCAGGATAGGCAAAGGGGAAAGCCTAGCGATTTCGCTAAACAAAGGTCCTAGGCATTGAAGAGTGGCCCTATAGTCTAGTCCGGTATAAGCACTGGTACCGCATAACCCAGTCGGTTGCTGCATACGTCAAATGCAGATACGTGGGGAGGCACTGCAGAAAGCCTCCCCACCGATTATATATTTATTTCTGCATAATAAAGGACATACTATGAGACGAGGTAGTAAACCTGACCCCATAGATTATATTAAAGTAAGAATAGATCTACTACACGAAGAAAAGAAAAAAAATGAAGATAACACTGCTCATTTAGTTCTAGATAAAGCAATTTACGAGTTAAGTATTATTTTAGATCTTCTAACAAGATAGTAATTATGTTATTCCGGCGTAGCTCAGTGGTAGAGCAGTTGACTGTTAATCAATTGGTCGTAGGTTCGACCCCTACCGCCGGAGCCAAATTAGGGTCTGTAGCTTAGTGGTTAAAGCTGCCCGCTCATAACGGGTAGATCGTAGGTTCAAATC